TTTCTGTAGTGGTTTGCGTGGTGACTTCCGTTGTAGTTTGGGTGGTGGTATCTGTGGTGGTCGCGGTAGAAGTTTCTGTCGTTTCCCAAGTGTGCCAGTGGCCGTCATTGGCATCACGACTCAATATGGAGGTCATCTCCGTGGTGACCTCCGTACCGGTGACATTCGTGGCGGTGACCTCTGTGCCGGTGACCTCTGTACCGGTTACTTCGGTGCCAGTGACGGTCGCGGCGGTGACCTCAGTGCCGGTGACGTTCGCGGCGGTGATCTCTGAGGCAGTAGCCGTGCCGATCTGGGCTGTGGAGACACTGGTTGACAGCGTTTCTGTCAGAGGCGTATCGGTGTACTCGTAAGTAACGGTTGGGTAGTAGACGGCCACTGGTACAACTACTTCTGGGATGATTTCCTCTTGCACCTCTTCGGGCAAGTATTCCTCAGCAACCTCGGCGTCAACTATCCCGGCTGCAACCTCAGCATTGAAGTCGGGCCAAGTCGCGTATCCCGGGGGGAGTTCGCCCCAACCAGTGAAATAGTCAGGGTCATTGGCTTGATCATAAGCGTCCCATGTGGCATACCCTCCGGGGGGTATGGAGCAGGCTGAAGTGCCACGGCACCCAGAATCAGCGTAAGGATCCCATGACGGCTCCGGCTCGGGTTCCGGTTCTGGTTCTGGCGCTATCGTCGTGGTCGGTGGTGCGGTCGTGGTGGGGGGTGATTCTTCCTCTACCTCTTCTTCCTCTACCTCTTCTTCAACTATTTCTTCTTCTTCTTCAACCTCCTCTTCTTCAACCTCCTCTTCTTCAACCTCAGGCTCTTCCTCTTCTAATCCGCTATCTGATTCTTCGACATCTTCTTCCGAATCCGGCTCATCTCCTTCAGCCTCTTCAGATTCAACTTCTTCTTCAACTTCTTCTCCCTCATCAACTTCTTCTTCAATTTCTTCGCTTTCTTCAAACTCCTCTTCAAGTTCATCTTCCGATTCCTGTTCTTCCGATTCCTCTGGTTCCGGATCTGGCTCAGGCTCTGGTTCTTCTTCCGGTTCGACCTCCGGTTCATCATCGTTAACGAAATCATCCCAGTCATCCCACTCTTCCTCGGTCCACTCTTCGGTTAGTTCCTCCCATTCCTCGGGTTCGTCTGATTCCACCTCAGGTTCTGGTTCCTCTTCCACCTCCACCTCAGGCACCTCTTCTATCTCCACCTCAGGTTCAGATTCCTCTTCTACTACCTCCACCTCTACCTCTATCTCCACCTCAGGTTCTGGCTCGGGTTCAGGCTCCCGAAAGGCGAACTCCTCTTCAGAGTGCTCGTCCTCGTACTCCTCCCAGAACTCCTCCTCGGTGAACTCCTCGTGTTCGGCAAAGAAGACGGTGCGTTCTTCTTCGATCTCTTCCATAAAGATTTCAACTTCTTCAAGAATTTCCTCAACATCTACCGCTTCGGCAAAGAACTCCTCGGTCTCTTCCTCTTGCTCTTCAAACCATTCGTCGTCGTATTCAACTTCGTCCCACTGCTCGTCCTCCCAATACTCCTCATCCACACTGAGAATGATTTCAGTGAAGTTCATTTCAACTTCTTCAAATATTTCCGGCGCTTCCCAATCATCAACTGCCGCGATCTCTTCTACATAGGAATCACCTAGAACTTCTTCAACTCTGTTCTCAGCGACAGCAAGGAAATATTCGGCGTCTGAAGCAACCCACGCTTCAACTTCAACTTCTTCTTGAATGATCTCCCCGATATCCTCGTCGTAGGTGATCTCAATGAGTACGGGGGCGGGTTCAACTCTCGGCGGCTCTGTCGTATCCGGCACGCCGGGTTCCGGTTCAACTTCTTCAACTATTTCAACTCGGTAGACCGACAGGTCAACTTCAACTTCAGCAAGGACTTCACCCTCGTCGTCTTGAATGGCGATGTCCAGCATGTCCCTGACTGGTTCAGTCTCAGGAATTGTGACACCGGGCCGCTCAAGTTCCGGTTCTGGTTCTGGCGCAAAGACCATTTCGATCTGCTGACCGGCTTCCAGTTCAACTTCAACCTGAAGAGCATCGACCGCAATAGCCACTGTGGCCTCTTCGATCTCAGCGATTTCAACCTTTTCTTCAGAGAAACTAAGAAGCGATTCAACTTCTTCTTCAACTATTACAACTTCGTCTTCAACTATTTTTTCAACTATTTCAACTATTACTGCCTCAATCTGAACAGACTTTTCTTCATTCAAAACGAGCAGAGAGAACCTTTGCTGGGTAGGCTCTTCAGGTTCCTGCTCTGGAGGTTCCGAATCCATACTTGGGTCCGGGGTTTCTCCTAATTCCGTGGCATCAGCCACAGCCTCCGGAGTGGGAACTTCTATCTCTTCAACATCCGCGCTGAAATCCGTAACACCCGGGGGCAAGAAAACCAGCACCGGATCAGCCGTAGACGGACCAGAAATCAAATACCGATACGTCGCTCCGGGGATTTCATTTACAAACAAACCGTCGTAATATCCGAGACGTTGACCAGATTCTGTCTCAATTTTTAAAGCCATCTGTTTGCTGCCTGAGGCGGCAACAGTCAACATCGTGCCAGATTCAGTATCATCTTCTTGTGGACAGAATGTGCAAGTGAAGGGACCAGAGCGTGACCGCATTGGAGTCAACTCCATCGTGCCCACTCCACCCGACCACGCCGACGCCGCTTCTGTCGGATTTGTAGCGGCTAGAGCGTATGTCCAACTGCCTTCATCTGAAACATCTATCCACCGTTCAGCATTCGGCCAGTTGCTGTCATAGATGTAAATTCTGTACCCGCCGGGCATCTGTTCAACTCGGTATGGAGTGACAGCGTGTCCACCGGATGAAGAATAAATTCCAATAGTAAATCCCGTGTGAGCGTTGCCCTTTTCAGCCTCAGCAAAGTCGTACAGCAGAACCTCGGCCAACTCCGTGGGTGACATCGCCAAGTACCCTGACGCCTCCTCCTGTACCTCTACGGCGAACTGAGTGACATACCAGTAAGCAATCTCCGACAGCAGCGCCGGGTCTTCTTTAACAAGTTCGGCAACCGTCTTGGTATTCTGAAATGAGGCCAGAGTCTCAATGTCTCCGGCAAGGCGCAGACTGAGAACTGCCAGCCCCTCACACAAGCCCCCACGCATAGACCGGTTGGCCTGTGACATCAACTGAAGAATCACCGGGTACGGGGTGCATTGATTGTCGGTTACGTCCGAACAGACCTGTGCATCTCCGTACAACCGACGAACCATGTTGACCGTCAGGTCTGCTGGTGCTTCGCCTCCACCGAAATTTTCAAACGAGAATGTGTCATTCTCTGTTGCGTATTGAGGGATGGCGTAATCGGCAAGGGGGACACTCTCCAACACTGTTGGAGCAATGGTTGACGTAGTTGTTGTAACTACATCAGTCGTCGTTGTAACTACATTGGTAGTCGTGGGGGGAGGGAGAGTGGTCGTGGGAGGAAAGAGGGTGCCCGTTGGAGGAAAGGACTCCGAAGTGGAGCAGCCCAAAAAGAACAACGATCCTGCGAGCAGGACAGCGAGGAGCCGCTTCATGGCCCTACCGCTTTTTACGTTTACTCTGGTACCAGAATAGAAAGCCGACTAGAACAACTAGCGCGGTAGCGACAATAATGACGGTTACCGATCCACCCGGCGCACCGCTCATATCTAAAGAAAAGTTTTTGGCCCCACCGCCAAGAAGATCGTTCTCGGCTTTCATTTCTGCTACTGCCTGCTCCAACTGTTCAACTTTGTAGTTGAGAGCAGCCTCTTCTCCAGAGGATTGCCACAGAAAACCAAAGGCTCCCGAGATGGCAGCAGGCAGGCCAAGGACGTAGGCGATGTTGTCCTTGATGCGATCAATCAGGCCGGTGGCCCGTTTGGTGGCATCAACGACAGAGTTGCCTACGCCCTTGGTTGCCTCTGTACCCGTTTCCTCTAGAGCATTGGAAATATTATCCGCAGCACCTTCCAAGTATTTCCGAAGCGAGTCATCCATAGCAACCTCTTACGGGCTTGTGCCCAAGTCACTTAGATGATACCCGCTAACGTAATACGGAAACGGTTAGTTTCTGGTCTTCCCCGTCTTTACGACATCATCGACGGCGAACGGTCTCCGAACTTACTTGCGGCCCAGCCCTTGAGAACTGCGACTGCTGCTGACACACCGGCCATAGCAATCATCTTCCAGTTATCAATGCCTAAATCCATGACGCTGT